TGAGTAATACTTTAGATGCAATTCTGTCTCAGTACGAAAAAAACACTGAGCCAGCGAAAAGTGGTAAAAAACTCTCTAACGAAGACCGACTGAAAAAGTACTTCAGTGAGAAACTACCTAAAGGGGTCAAATCCCACACAAAAACATTCCGAATCTTACCTAAGAAAGACGGTAGTTCTCCATTCACGGAGGTTTACTATCACGAAAAATTAGTTAATGGTAATTGGGATAAAATTTATTGTAACCATTTAAACGATGGTGAACACTGTCCACTATGTGAGGCTAAAGATGCCTTATATGAAGATGGTTCAGAAAAGGCTAAGAAATTAGCGAAAGACTTCATACCTAGAAAATTCTATGTAGTTAAAGGTATCGACAGAGAGAATGAAGATCACGGAGTTAAATTTTGGAGATTTAAACACAAATATACTGGTGACGGTATTATGGATAAAATCATTCCTTTATTTAAAGTAAAAGGTGATATTACTGATCCTAGAGAAGGTAGAGATATTATCATCACTACAGGTAGAAACGACAAAAATTTTAGTGTTGTTAATTCTATTATGGCAGATGATTCATCTATCCTAACTAAAGACAAAGAAAAGGCTAATGATTGGTTTAATAATGATGAAACACATAGAGATGTTTATTCTAAAAAGACACAAGAATACTTAGATATTGTCGCAACTAACAAAACACCTATTTGGGATTCAGAACAGAAGAAGTTTGTTGCTGAAGAAGACAAAGAAGAAAAAGAAACTGCGTCTTTAACAGAAGAAATTAATTTTATGAGAACTGAAACAACAAAATCCTTTGAACAGGACTTCAGTGATGATGAAACAGATTCTTTTGATGTTGAATCAACGTCTTTAGATGGTGATGATGATGAATTACCGTTTTAATATATATTATGGCGAAACAACCACTTAAGAAAAAAGCATCTGATTTTTCGTCTATAAGAAAGAAGTTTTCCTCTAGTGAGAAGTACAAAGAACAAAGGTACTTCGATCTAGGGGAAGCCTTTCAAAAGGCGACTGGATTACCAGGACCCGCTATGGGTCAGATTAATATGCTTCTAGGTCATTCTGACACTGGAAAAACAACTGCACTTTTACAAACTGCGGTAGACGCACAAAAGAAAAATATCTTACCTGTTTTCATTATTACAGAACAAAAATTTAGTTTCGAACACGCCAAACAAATGGGTTTAGAAACTGAGTATATTGAAGAAGTTGATGAATCAACAGGAGAAGTTTCTGCGTATTGGGACGGATTCTTACTATATAAATTAGGTTTTGATTATATAGAACAAGCATTTGATTATGTTACCGAAGTATTGGATGCTCAAAAGAACGGTGAAATACCATATGATATAGTATTTTTATGGGATTCTATTGGTACAATACCTTGTCAAATGAGTTTTGATGGAAAAGGAGGAAACCAACACACTGCGAGAGTAATATCTGAAAAATGGGGTATGGGATTGGCACAAAGAATAACATCCTCTAGAAAAGAGAGTTATCCACATACCAACACAATGGTATTTGTAAACCAACCTTGGGTAGCATTACCTGATAATCCATTTGGACAACCAACAATTGCACCTAAAGGGGGTAATTCTATTTACCTATCATGTGCATTAGTATTTTTGTTTGGAAATCAAAAGAGTTCTGGAGTATCTAAACTTTCTGCAACTAATAAGGGTAGAAAAGTTAATTTTGCAATTAGAACTAAAGTGGGTATCCATAAGAACCATATGAATGGTTTAGGTTACGCAGATAACAAAATACTTGCAACCACACACGGTTTCATTGAAGATGATAAAAAAGACATTGACAAATACAAATCTGATAACAAAGATTATTGGGCTGAGGTATTTGATGGTGTATTTGATGACACATCTTTTGATGTAGTTGAAGACAACGTAATTGAGTCTCCTGTAGATTACTCTGACGATTGATTGTTGAACCTTCAATAAAGAATGTGTGAAATTCCCTGAAAAAAAGAAAAAATTTAAAAAAACACTTGTTGTTGATGGTGACTCGTTGATTAAAACCGCCTATCATGGGGCTAAAGATCTTTACTATAAAGACACCCACATAGGCGGTATTTTTCAATTTCTAACTATGGTTAGAAAAATGTTAAATGAATATAAATTCGATAGAGTCTATGTTTTTTGGGACGGACCATTCAGTGGTAGATTAAGATATGATATCTACAAAGAATATAAATCTAATAGAGGTAAAAATTTTTATGATGAACAACCTCCTTCAGATTTAGAATTATATCTTCAAAAAGAAAGAGTTATTTCTTATTGTGAAGAACTTTTCATAAGACAGTATAAGGATGAAATAATAGAAGCCGATGATTGTATTGGTTACTACGTTCAAAATATGTCAGATGATGAGAAAGTAGTGATAATGAGTAATGATAGAGATCTATGTCAATTAATAAGTGATAGAGTTGGTGTATATGTTTTAAATCTAAAGAAAATAATTACACAGGATAATTATTTAACATACTTTAACCACCACCCATCCAATCTTAAATTAATAAAAATCATTACTGGTGATACTAGTGACAATATAAAAGGTATACAAGGTATCAGTGAAAAAACTTTAGTTAATTTTTTTCCCGAAATAAGAGAAAAAACTTTGACTTTAGAATATATTTTTAGTAAAATTGTAACTATACAAAATGAAAGAAAGAATAGATTGAAATCACTAGATAACATCCTTAATAAAGTTACCAAAGGTTCACAAAAGGATATGATTTTTGAAGTCAATGAAAAAATTATAAACCTAAGAAAACCGTTATTAATAGAATCAACTAAAACTGAATTAGATTATATATTTAATACCACCATAGATCCTGAAGGTAGGGAGGTAAAGAATGTTATTAAAATGATGATAGAAGATGGTTTGATGATGGCGATTCCAGGTGGTAGTGATGGTTATATAAATTTTTTACAACCATTCTTATCAATAATAAAAAAAGAAAAGAGTTATTTTAGTCAAATTAATGTTTAAAGAAATGAAAAAAAATCAACAAAATTATCAAAGTTATCCGTATGAATTCTTATTTATGATTAACGGAAACCCAATTGTAGGAAGAAATTTTAATATTAAAAATTTCAATAGAGACTCCCTTTTATCATATGAAGTAAAAGAGGTAGTAGATAGTGCAGTAGAAGTTATTAGAGAACATTTTAAAAATAATACATATGATTATATGGAAAAGTATTCTAATTTTTATACTACGGCAGAAGAAACAGAAAAGGTTGACATATATGACAACGAAGACTTCTTCACCTTTCAGTTAAAGGTTAAGGATAGAGTTATATGTGAAAAAATATTTAGTGGTAACGATTACCCGCCAAATGTTAGATACGATGTGGATATAAGAAAAATTATCCCTAAAATCATCGATTATTTGCAACAAGGGTTAAGTATGGAAAATTATACAAAAAATTACTGCGGTTATAACCTAGATGGCATATTTATTAATAACTAAAATCAGATATAAGAATGGCGAAAAATGAGAGTATTAACTTAGGCTATTTAGGCTATAGTTTTCAAGTAAAGTTAGTAAAACAATTAGTGGAAGATCATAAATTTTCAGAAACCATCATTTCAATAGTTGACCCCAACTATTTTGATAATGAGTATATGAGACTAATTGTGGCTAGTTTGAAAGATTACTATGAAAAGTATGAAACAATACCTTCTTATGAAACTATCTTTAATTTAATTAAAACGCAAGTCCGTAGAGAAATAGCAAGAGAATCGGCAGTAGAATTAATTAAAGAGGTAAAAGAATCTGATAATAAAGACTGTTTACACATACAAGATGTTGCCATTAAGTTCTGCAAACAACAAGAACTTAAGAAGGCTACTCAGAAAATCCAAAAGATATTAGATAATGGAGATTTTGATAGATATGAAGAATGTGAAGAATTAGTAAAACAGGCTATATCAGTTGGTACAGAGAAGGATGAAGGTGTTGATATATTTCACGCTATCGAAGATGTGTTATCGGAAGATTTTAGAAGCCCTATCGCAACAGGTTTGACGGGAATCGATAACCTTATGGGTGGAGGATTATCTAAGGGTGAATTGGGTGTTATTTTAGCCGCATTTGGTGTTGGTAAAACAACTATTATGACTAGAATGGCAAACACTGCGTATTTGATGGGTAAAAACGTTGTTCAGATATTTTTCGAAGACAATGTTAAGGTTATCCAAAGAAAACACTTTACTTGTTTCACTGGTATCGGATTAAGTGAATTAGGTGATAGAAGTGAAGAAGTAAAAGAAGCCCTACCAAGATTCCAAAACTTAGAGAATAATTTAATTTTGAAAAAGATGTCTAGTGATGGTACAACAATTACCCACATCAAACAATATCTTAGAAAATTAATTTCTTCTGGTATTAAACCTGATATTGTTTTTTTAGATTACATTGACTGCGTACAACCAACTAAAGTTTTTAAAGACGAATACAGTGGTGAAGGAAATGTGATGAGACAATTTGAAACTATGTTATCTGAACTAGATATCGCTGGATGGACTGCGGTACAAGGAAATCGTAGTTCTATTGGAGCAGATTTAGTGGAGGCTAATATGATGGGTGGTTCTATTAAAAAGGGGCAGATAGGTCACTTTATTTTATCGGTAGCAAAAACATTAGATCAAAAAGAAGAAGGAAGGGCTACATTGGCAATTCTTAAATCTAGATTTGGTAAGGATGGTGTTGTTTTCGATGATATAGTTTTTGATAATGGTACTTTAGTTATTGACACTAGTGAAAGTAATGATGTCACACTTTTAGAACATGGAAAAGGTTTGAAAAAGAAAGATTCAGATTTTATTGCTAGTACAATACAAAAGAAAAGAAGTACTCCAATGAATAATAACTGATTTATAAATTAATAAAAAAAATGGTTTATAATATAAGTCATTGTGGAAACAAACACCCTAATAAATAATAATAAAAAATAAAATAAAAAATGGAGTTATCAAACAGAATTCTATCTGACATTACGGTATATATGAAATATGCCAAATATCTACCTACAGAAAATAGACGAGAAACGTGGGAAGAGTTAGTTACTAGAAACAAAGAAATGCATCAAAAAAAATACCCTAACATTAAAAATGAGATTGAGGGAGTTTACCAATTGGTGTACGATAAAAAAATATTACCATCAATGAGAAGTTTACAATTTGGTGGAAAACCGATAGAAATATCACCTAACAGAGTATATAACTGTGCATATTTACCTATTGATCATGTTGACGCATTTTCAGAAACAATGTTCTTACTTTTAGGTGGAACAGGTGTTGGGTTCTCAGTACAAAAACATCACGTTGAGGCGTTACCTGATATCAAAAAACCAAACCCTAATAGAAATAGAAGATATCTAATTAGTGATTCTATAGAAGGATGGGCGGACGCAATTAAGATGTTAGTAGAATCTTATTTTGGGATAAAGTCATCTACACCGATATTTGATTTTTCGGATATTAGACAAAAGGGTGCATTATTAGTTACATCAGGTGGAAAAGCACCTGGACCACAACCATTAAAAGATTGTATACATAATATTAAAAAAGTATTAGATGCAAAATCTGACGGAGAAAAATTATCACCTATTGAGGTTCATGATATTGTTTGTCATATTGCAGATGCGGTATTAGCGGGTGGTATTAGAAGAGCAGCACTAATTAGTTTATTTAGTGCGGATGACAATGAAATGATTTCATGTAAATCTGGTAATTGGTGGGAATTAAACCCACAAAGAGGAAGGGCTAACAACTCAGCAGTATTACTTAGACACAAAATCACAAAAGAATTCTTCTTAGATTTGTGGAAGAGAATCGAATTATCTGGTGCAGGTGAACCAGGAATCTACTTATCAAACGATAAAGATTGGGGAACTAATCCTTGTTGTGAGATTGGATTGAGACCATACCAATTCTGTAATTTATGTGAGGTTAATGCTTCGGATATTGAATCACAAGAAGATTTCGAAACTAGAGTTAAAGGGGCAGCATTTATTGGTACATTACAGGCAGGATATACAGACTTCCATTATTTAAGAGATGTATGGAAAAGAACTACTGAGAAAGACGCACTAATTGGTGTTGGTATGACAGGTATTGGATCTGGAGTAGTTTTAGGTTATGATATGAAATTGGCGGCTAAGGCGGTTAAAGAAGAAAATGAGAGAGTTGCGAAATTAATTGGTATTAATAACGCTGCTAGAACTACAACGGTTAAACCTTCAGGTACGTCATCGTTAGTTTTAGGTACATCTTCAGGTATTCATGCTTGGCATAATGATTACTACGTTAGAAGAATTAGAGTAGGTAAAAATGAAGCAATTTACACGTATTTATCTAACAACCACCCAGAATTAGTTGAGGATGAAATATTCAGACCACACGATACTGCGGTAATATCGATTCCACAAAAATCACCTGAGGGTTCTATTTTAAGATATGAATCATCTTTTGATTTATTAGAAAGAGTTAAAAAAGTATCTCAAGAATGGATTAAACCTGGACATAGAGGTGGACAAAACAGTCACAACGTATCTGCAACGATATCTTTAAAAGAGGATGAGTGGGAATATGCTGGTGAATGGATGTGGGAAAATAGAAAATTCTATAATGGATTATCCGTATTACCATATAATGGTGGAACATACCAACAAGCACCTTTTGAAGATTGTGATGAACAAACTTATGAAAAGATGATGAAATCTTTGAGTAGTGTTGATTTAACTAAAGTAATTGAGTTACAAGATAATACTAATCTTTCTGGTGAGGCAGCTTGTGCAGGGGGAGCATGTGAAATAGTGTAATTATGAATGTAGGTGCATCTAATGATTGGATACAACAATTATATGTGAGGGAGTTTGGACCTAAACTACAACCTAACGAATTCTATTATGATAATCAGGGAAGAATTGTAATGACTGAAGAATATCATAAACGAAGGGGTAGTTGTTGTGGAAGTGGTTGTAAACACTGTCCATATGAACCAAAACATTTAAAAGGAACTAAAAACTTAAAATAAAAAAAGTCGGAGAAATCCGACTTTTATTTTTTATATAATAAAGAAATCATTTCCCTATCCTTTTCAGTGAATTCAATACTATGACTTTTAAGGATGGTATTTTTTTCATTATCTTGATGATCAAAACCCAACATATGAAACATCTCATGTCTAATTGTAATAGGTGTACATTGATGTTTTCTACACTCAACAATATCAATATGAATTTTACTCTTAACAATTCTATCATCAACATGTGATGTATATGTTATACCTGTACAATTTTTTATATCTTTCTCACTCCATTTAAATAATTTAATGAATTCATCGTCAGTTATAAAATAAATCACACTATTAGACAATTCAATAGTGGAAACTATTGATATATCCACAGTTTCTATTAATTTATTAAATAATTCTATACTTTTAATAACTGATAACGAATCCTCTATAGTATAATCACCATACATAAAAATTTTTATATCAGTCTTCCATTTTTCACCATTATCGGTTATATTATTAAACTCATCCATAGTAAAGTTTTTCTGAGAAAAACATAAAATACTATTTAAAAATAAAAGGATAAAAAGTATTTTTTTCATAGTTGTTAAGTATTTATATAACAAATATAGTATATATTTTTTTAACTGCCAAAAAAATTGGTTAAAAGTATGAGAAATTTATTTGAAGAATTAGATAGGATAAAGAATTTAATGGTGTATGAGAAAGGCACACCAATTACTGAAGTAAGTACTAGTGCGGAACCTGAGGGTGATAAACCTGCAGAGAATAAACCAGTAGAAAACAAACCTACAGATAATAAACCAGTAGAAAATAAACCTGCAGAGAATAAAGAACAAAATCAGTCTGTGGATAAGACTGAATGTTTTATAGTAAAGGCGACTGGTAGATTTGTTGTTGACGTACCTACAGGTTCTAAGGCAGTGAATAATTTCTTAAACGCATTTAGACAAATTATTGAATCTAATCCTGAATATAAGAAAGGTTTAGATAGTGGTACTATGTATATTAGGGATATTACCCTTCAAGGTTTTGCTAGTAACTATTATTCTGGTATAGTAGAACCTATTTGGGATAATGATTATTGTAAAAAATGGACAATACCACCTGACACTGGTTATGGTGGGGTTTGTACGGATTTTGAATTTAAAAAATATACTGGTACAAAACTATCTAAAACAAAATATATTGGTAGTCAATCCACCAATACTAAATTAGCGTCTAATAGGGCAAAAAATCTATTTAATTCAATAAAAACTACATTAGACAAAGAAGGAAAAACAATTGGTTTGAGAGTAGACCCTACCACCACCCCGAAATATATTGAGGGTGGAACAATGTATACTAAAGATAACGTTGATGAACAATGGAAAACATTTATTAGTCAAGGTAAACTTAATCCTGGACAAATTGTTGCAGTTACCGCAAATGTTTGTTACACACTTAAAGGTGAAGAACCTTGTTCCGATCCTTGTATGAAAAAAGACGAAGACGGAAAATGTAAATGTCCTGAAGGAATGACGTTTAATGAAGAAACTAAACAATGTGAATGTCCACCGGGAAAAGAAAAAAAAGATTGTGAATGTATTGAAAAAAAGAAAGAACCATGTCCTGAATGTATGGAGAGACTAGTTGAAGGTGGTGAATGTGAATGTAAAGAAGGTTTATTTAAAGGTGCGGACGGTAAATGTTATTGTGATAAAGAAGGTAAGAAGGCACCTGATGAAAATTGTGGTTGTCCTTGCCCTAAATGTATGGAAAAAGACCAAGATGGTAATTGTAAATGTAAAGAAGGTACATTCCAAATAAACGACAAATGTTATTGTGATGCGGCAGGTAAAATACCTGTTTTAGATGATTGTAGTTGTCCAAAATGTCCTGAATGTACAGTATATAATGTAGATAAAAAAGAATGTGAGTGTACAGGTGATTTAGTGAAAAATGATAAAGGTGAATGTGTTTGTCCTACAGATAAACCTGTAAGAGTTTTAGGTAGTTGTAATTGTACACCTGAAAAAAAACCACCTTTAAAGTGTAATTATAATGCAGAAACTAAAGGTGCTAGAGGTGTTAAGGCAAACAACTTCGTAGCAGCATCGGTTAATAGTGCTTTTCCAGTAGGTGAAGGTAATACAATTACAATAAGTTTTGATTCATTAGTTGTACCTGACGCATTTTATGTGAAATACGGTGATAAAGAATTCTTTAGTGGATTTATGGGTGATGTTTGGAACGGAGAATATAAAAATGTTGCCTTAAGTTTAGAGGAAAAAAAGAAAATGATGTATATTCTATCTAAAAGTCAAATACATAAAATAAAAGTTACAAATGATGATGATATAAGTACCATTGACAATATGTCTAGAAACTTTGTTGGTGAATTAATGTATTATAAAGAGAGAGAAGGGTTAGTTGAAAGTATTAATACTGCGATTGGTTCTGTAGGTGGTAAATTAAAAATAACAGATATTTTTAAAGTTGGTGATGGGCAAGCCAAAAAAGTAACAGATGAAATTAAAAATATTGATATTGATACAACAAAAACTGAAAATATCTCAGTTTTTGTTGAAAAATTTAAATCTATAAGGTCTGGATATGATAACATTATGAAGAGAAACGCTTCATTTACAATAGAAAAAGAACAAAAAGATTTCCCAATTAACATATTAGTATTTTCACCATTGGATAGAACAATATTTAATATGAAAGTTGAGTGTAAATAAAATTTTTAATATTTTACCATTTCTTTTCAAAAAATTTATAGTACAATATTTATATAGAGAATGGCAAAGACTAATTATATAAATATTGATTTTCCTTTTAGAGATAGTGACAATGGTTTCTATTTTAAAATGAACAAAACTGATAAGGACGCTATTAGGGCAGACTTATTACATTTATTGTTAACTAATAAGGGAGAAAGGTTATATCTACCAGAATTTGGTAGTGACCTTAAAAAGTTCATCTTTGAACCCAATGATGAAATAACTCATGAACAAATTAAGGACAATTTAAATCAAACTATTATTAGGTTTATACCTAATTTATTGATTAATGATATATCATTTAGAAATGATGCCATCGAAGAATTAATTATTGTGGAATTAACCTATACAGTTACTGAAGGGACTTTCACAAGTACAGATACAATTACATTAACATTTTAAATATGGCTAAAAAAATAGATTACAACGCTAGGAACTTCTCAGATGTTAGACAACAATTAATAGAGTTCATACAAAAATATTATCCAGAAATATTCTCAGATTTTAATGATGCGTCTGTAGGTATGATGTTATTGGAATTAAATGCTGCGGTTGGTGATATGTTATCATTCCATACTGATAGAATGTTTAATGAAACACAAATTAGTTACGCACAGGAAAGATCTTCACTTTTAGAGTTGGCAAGAACTTTCGGATTAAATGTACCAGGTAAAAGACCGAGTATTACGATAGTAGACTGGACAGTAACCAATATACCTGTTAAAGGTGATACATTTGATATAAGTTACGCACCAAAAATTTTAAAGGGTTCACAAGCCACTGGTGCGGGTAAAGTCTTTGAATTAATGGAAGATTCTGATTTTGCATCACCATTTACGACTGGTGGGATACCAAACAGACTAATAGTACCAAACATAGATGGAAGTGGTATAATTCAAAACTATACACTTACTAAAAGAGAAATAATGTTAAATGGTATTACTAAAACTTTTAAAAGAACATTAACGAGAAGTGATTATAGACCATTTTTTGAAATTGTTTTACCTGAAGACAACGTACTTTCTATAGAAAATATCCTTACTAAAGAAGGAACCAATTTAGTAAACCAACCAACAGAAGAAGAATTTAATGACTTTAATTTAAGTTGGTATGAGGTACCTGCATTGGCACAATCGGAGGTTTACGTTATAGATGATAATACAATATCAGATAGAGAGGGAATATCTGTAGGTAAATGGTTAAACGCACCTCGTAGATTTATTAAAGAATTTACAGACAATGGTTTCTGTAAAATTATATTTGGTGCGGGTGACGCAGATACTTCAGAATTAAATAGTTTTGTTGGATGTAAGGGACAAATTGAGAGAATTGGTAAAACAGTTAATAATTTATCTTTGGGTCAAATACCACCAACCAATAACACCATTTATGTAAGATATAGAGTAGGTGGTGGAGAAGATAGTAATATAGGTGTTAATATAATAAACACTTTGGGTACGATAAACGTAGTTATAAATGGTGACTCTTCAGATCTTAATAGAATAATTAGAAATAGTATATCTGTTAATAACCCAATACCAGCATTAGGTGGTAAAGAAGAACCTTCTATTGATGAGGTTAGAAATTTAGTTAGATATAATTTCTCCGCACAAGATAGATGTGTAACTATTAAAGATTATCAGTCTAGAATACCATTAATGCCTGGTAAATTTGGTGTACCATTTAGAACGGGTGTATGGGAAGAAAGAAATAAAATTAACGTTTCAATATTGGCGTTAGATTCTAATTCTAAATTAACCACTGAGGCAACATCAACACTGAAACAAAATATTGCGGAATATTTGGCGGACTATAGGATGATTAATGATTACGTTACAGTTAAAAACGGTAGAGTTATTAACTTAGGTTTTGAAATAGATATATTCGCAGAGAAGTCAATTCCTAGAGGAGATATTATTGCAGGAGTTATCAGTAGTGTTACAGATTATTTTGACATCAATAAATGGGAAATGGGTGATAACATCTATGTATCTCAACTTATAGAAAACATTAATAATGTAGGTGGCGTACTTAACGTAACAGATTTAAGGGTTTTTAATAAAGTTAATGAAAATGGTAAATATTCATTAAATGAGATTGCACAACCTTATATTGATGAGACTACAAGACAAATTGATTTATTGGGTAAATATACTTTATTCGGACAACCTAATGGTATGTTTGAGATTAAATACCCAAATAAAGACATAAAGGTGACAATTTCTACGTCATAATAATTACTTTTCTAAAAATATAGTTAGTTTTATTAAAAAAATAAGTTATGGAATGTAAAACATGTAAAGAAAAAAGTAATAATAAAAAATCACCAAATAGTGATAATTTAGAAATCAACCTAATACCAAAATCTATTCAAGAAGGAGATTATAGTGGTAATTTCTTTTTTAAAATAATTGCGTTTGTAGTTGTAACAATTGCAATACCATTTATAATTTTAGTTTTATTAGGACAAATTTTCATGAATTTCTTTTTCCCAAAACATTTACCTAAAGTCAGTAAAAAATTTAAAGGATTTTTTATTAACATATTAAATAGTTACGCTAAATTTAAATATGATAGGGAAATTAAAAAAAGAGAAAGACAATTTGAAAAAAATGTAGAATATACAGGTAATGTAGAAAAACAAAAAGAAAAGAAAAAAGTAGATGAAGTTAAAACAGAATTTGACGACATTGAAATTTTTGAAAACAAAAAATAAAAAAGTAAAAAAGTGAAATTTTTATGTCTAAATCATATAGAATTAGGACAACACCAGGCGAAGATAATGGATATTTAAAAGTTAATGTTGACTTAACTCAAAACTATGATCATTTAGAAATATTAAGTTTAAAAATCTCACAAAAAGATGAATACCAAAGTTATTGTGCGGAATATGGTGTAATAGCAGGTAGGGTAATCATTAACAATGGGTTTGGTGTACCAAACGTAAGAGTATCGGTATTTGTACCAGTAGATGATGCAGATTTAAACGATCCAGTAAAGTCTGCAATTTATCCATATACAGAACCATTTCCCGATCAAAAAAATAGAAATGGTATAAGGTATAATGTACTACCTAGTAATCAACAAAAATTAGATCACACACCAGTGGGTACTTTTCCTAAGAAAAGACAGGTGTTGGATGATAATACTACATTAGAAATTTACGAAAAATATTATAAATATACCACAACAACTAATACTTCTGGTGATTATATATTATTTGGGGTACCTGTGGGGGATCATTTCCTTCATTATGATATGGATGTCAGTGATATCGGATTTTTATCAGTTCGACCATTTGAATTAATTGATCAAGGGTATAGTGATAACTTATTTAAAGACAGATTTAAATTTAAATCATCAAATAACTTAGATAGTCTCCCACAAATATTTTCAGAAAACATACCAATTAGAGTAGAACCTTATTGGTGTGATAGTTTAAATGTGGGTAGTGGTTTAGGTATAAACAGATTGGATATATCAATAGATAGTTTAGAATTAATACCTACGGCAATCTTTATGGGTAGTATATTTAGTGATGATGAAAAAGATTCACTAAATAAAAATTGTAAACCTGCCCGTGAAATGGGTAAACTAAATGAGGTAATAACGGGTCCTGGTAAAATAGAGGCTATTAGAAGAACGGTAGATGGTAACATTGAAAAATTTACATTTAAAGATAATTCTATTGATGATAATGGTAACTGGTCGGTATTAGTCCCTATGAACATAAGAAAAGTAGTTACTGACGAATTTGGTAACTTAGTACCGTCACCTGATGGTATAAAAGGAGTATCTACTGAAGGTGATTATAGGTTTAGGGTATCTATGGATGCAACATCTAACGACAAAAGATTAAGAGAGAGGGCAAAATACTTAGTACCAAACACTAATAATAACTTCAATTTTAGGGAATATGGAATTAATGAATTAAAAACTAGTTCAGATTTTAAAATAAACCAACAACTATCAACTATAACTGATAATACTCCCTACGCAAATGATTTAACCAATCAATATAACTACTTAGAAGAATTTTATCCATTTAGATGGAAAAAAGTATATACCGTTAAACAGTATATCGGAAGGATGCAAAAAATTGGTGGTAAGAATGGTGACGAGGCTAGAGGATTTATAGGTATAAAGGATATATTAAATGGAGATGGAGTTAATAAATTCCCAACTAATAGATTAGATACTAATTTTAACCCATTATATAGTATTATATGTTTAATATTAACAATATTTGGACACGTTGTAGGTTTTTTAAATGGGATTTTAAATATTATCAATGGTTTAATTACATCAATATGTTCGGTTAAGATACCTGTTGGTATAGGTATAGACTTGAACTATTGTATAAACTTACCGCTTAATATTGAATTGTGTAACAGCGGTAACTGTTCTGAAGATTGTGCAAATAGTGGCGGTTCGTTTTTTTCGTTATCACTTACTATTAGTTGGAGGTGTATATTTAGTAAACTTTTATGTAAAAAATGTAAGGATATATGTGGTGGTGAACCACATAGTTGTTGCCCTAATTCATACGATGAAGGGTGTCCTAGTAATGAAAATATAACTGTTCCTGCTTCTGCTGGTGTACCAGATACTCCAGCATGTTGTTCTAAATGTTGTGTTAAAGTACCATTAATACCACTAAAGTGTGCGGATGAAGGTAAAGAATATAGATTAACATTAATAAAAACTCCGTTTGGGGATGATTCGGGATGTAACGCTCAATTTGTTTTACCATTCAGTTGTAAAAATTGTGGTGGTATACAGACTCCAGGTATTAAAGACTGGGTTTCATGTGTTATGGAACCTGTTGCAGTATTTTTAAGAATGTTAAAATTTGATTTCTATAACGATTGGGTTGGTGGTTCATTATATTTCCCATTAGTTAAAAGAAAGTATAAATTAAAAAAGAGAAAAAGAAAATTCGGACAAATTAAAAAAGATAAATTTTGTGATTTTGATTGTAAGGAAAGAGGTCCGATATTAGGTTCATTCACTAATAATTTTCAAGGTGATCCTACCTTTAAACAATGGAGAATAAAAATACCATCTAACTTTATTTCTGCCCCTACAATAGTACTTAATGATTGTGTGGCTAAAGTAAGATCAAAAAGAGTTACGGATTGGTATGGTACAAATGAAAATGATTTACAAACACCTAATCTTAATTTGGCGGTAAAGGAATTAGAGTTTAAAGGTAAAAACAGTAACTTTGAAGGATGTAAAATAGTATTTAATAATTTCTCCGCATTCCAAAACACATTTAACACATTTGGTGTACAATACGAAATAAAAGATAGAGAAGTACAAGGTGAACATGGAAAACCTGAGTATGTCGAAACAGAAGACGCTGCAGGTAACTCAACATGGACAAATATTGGTGGACACGGTCATCATAGAAATATTTGTGACGACACTAGAATGATGGAAAGAAAAGAATACTTCAAAACATCATTAGATTGTGTTGAATCTAGTAATTATGAACCTTCAGAAGATGAGGCACAGGATGGATTTGGTGATATTTCACAACCAGAGGAAGAAGAACCTAGCAGTCCTCCATCACCAACTTCAGGATGTCCATCCTACACATGTGCACCTGACTGTAGTACTAATGGTGTTGCACCTTGTATCTACAATGAAACTGAATATAATAATTTTAGTAAGTTAATAAATCACGGTTTAATTAGTTGGGCAGACGGTAGTATATATTATACACCTTATATACCAAAAGGTGATGTTAAATATAATAGTAATGAATATAAGGCTAATTTGATGTTACCTACCACAATAATGGAATTGGGTAGTAGTACATATTGCGATATTGACGATATACCATTTATAATGGATGTCATACCACCAACAACATTTAATGTTAGTTATGAGGATGTGAAGTATAAATTAGGTACGTTACAGATAAACGGTACTACGGGAAATAGAACTATCCTTAAGTTTGACGATAAAAAAGATATATCGTTAAATCTTAGGGCATATGTAGAATTATCTTGTTTTAAAACAGTTTGTATAAATACTTCTGCAAGTGTAAATCAATCCCAAATTGGTGTAGATATTATAGATAAGAATGATATTGGTATTGAGATTGGTAATTGTTTTTTAAGATTTGATCATGATGAAGATATTAGAAGTTATTTCTGTAAAAGATTTAATGGATATCAATCATCTAATTTAACATTTCACCACCAAAGACCAGGATCATTAGAGTTTGATAATTTATATAATACTTATCCTGAAATAACATTATCTGACGGTTTTAATTTATATTATAACTTAGATGGTGAACAGATACTTTCTGAATATAATGATGGTGATTCATTTATACCTGGAGATGCCTGTGGTTTTAAAAAAACAAACGGAAGTGGGGATTATTTTTATGGATTGGCACCAGGACAAACATCTTCATTTATTAATTATCCTAATGGTAATCAAACAATTAATTTTAATCAAACCGCACAATTAGATGGGGTTGATGAAATTAACCAAATAAGTGGTATAAATATAGTGGATGATTTTAATAATGGAAGTAATCTAATTAATGGAATTAAATTCAATAGAACCCAAACACCTTACTTCCTTTATTTTGGTTTAGTCCCAGGTAAAACTGCATTACACAGAACAGTATCACAATTCTTTGGTGATTTAATTGACGCAGTTACATTAGAAGGTCTTAACGCATCTAATGATACTGTTAGTGAAAATATAAATAATTCACCTAATATAAATAATGGTGTAGATAATCCATTTACCGTTTATCGAACATGTTTAGGTGAAACATTAATACAGACAACACAAGTTGGAGGTACTATAACTGCACCAAATAACCCGAATGTTGTTTTAACAACACAGGGGGTATCTAATAATTCGTCTAACTAATGGATATTAATAATAAAATATTATTGAATAGTGTTAAGTTACCTGATAATGTTAACGTAAACACACAAATTCAATTCGGTTTAAATAACACTAATAAACCTATACCGTTAAATGATATTGATACAACTGTCAGTCAATTTGAACAATTTGAAAAGGAAAGAAAGGAATGTACAAGGTATCGTTTTTATGGTGTGGTGAAACCAGTCGTCACAAATGTTTTATTTAATGAAAATATAAAAATATATGTTAAAGAACCTAAACCAATTCCTAACGTAAGTCCTGTTCCACAAATTGTTGCTAAAACAATAATGAGTAGTTCTATTTTTGAAAAAGATGGTTGGGTTGGTTCCTATAATGATGAACCAAATACTGATGAAATACAATATAATGATAATAAAAGTGCGTTATGTGAATTTTTTCCTTTTGATCCTGGATATGATAGATTGAAAATGTTAGATAGTGACGGTGCCTCAAATTACTTATTAAAAATAGTTTATCCGTTTAATACTAGAGACATTACCTTAGTTAAAAACAACTCAAACATATCCCTTAAAGACGGTATACCTATTATAGATCAATTTACTATTGATTTAAATGGTAGACAATACACAGGATTTAGGACACCGATGAATCACGGACTAAATGTCGGTGATAAAATTAGATTATATAATTTTGTTGACAACACACCTAACAATACACTTAATCTAACTACTAGATTATATAGAGTTTTTAAGTTAGGTAATCAAGTAAATGATAATAAATTAAGAACATTTGTTATTGATGTAAATCCATCAGACATTGATTTTACTTTAGGTATATCTACATTAAAAAGAAGTGTAAATAATAAGTTATCTAGTTATTATGTTAGACGATTTAAATCTTTAACTAGTTCTGATTATAAAGATTATGATTTATATCCTGCAGCGTATGGGGTTACCTATTTTAACGATGAGGTAGTTGCATTTAATTTTAAAAATGACATTGACGTTAGTTCATTAGTAGATAATTTGGGTAGACCAATAACAGAACTGTACTTATCAATATTAAAAAATGATAATGACTCAAATCCAGCATCAATAAACACACAATATTGGTTACAACAACAACAAACGTTACCACCACCGTATAACATCAGATTTTGGACTAAAATTTCTGCGGGTTATAAATTAGAAGATGATAGCAGTGTAAACTATAACATTAAATCTTATGGGGATACAACTTATCAGGGGTCAACATATTATGAAAATATAGATGAAAGTGACAATATTTTTGATGGGGATATTGTAGAATACAATGAAAGTGAGTTATTAGAAAGAAGATTAGAAAATGTATATCATAGAGTTAATACTGTTTATAGAGAATTTTTAAATTCTATAGATAGTAATAAACGTAACAAAAGGGAAGGATACTTATATACACCATTTAATTTAATTAAAATTAGAGAACTTTCTAATTATATAAATCCAGTTGTAAATTTACAACTAGTAATTGATAGGTACAACATAACAAATCCCATCGAAATAGACGAATTAAGAAAGTCCTTCCAAATACCTGATTACGCAACTGAAATTGCACCAAATGTATTTAAATGGAGAGATTTATTAGAAATTGGTGAATTTGATAATTCAGGTGCGGGTGTAGACTATCCTTTTGAGAGTGGTGCACATTATATTTATTTAGATAAAAGATTTTATTTCCAAAGACAGGATCCACCTTGTGAGTTTTCATTAATTTCAGAGGACATAGTGTTAGGGGCATCTGATGTTAATAACGTCCAACAGGATAAATTAATTAAATTATTAAATGATCCAACATTCTTAAATTATACGATAGATATACCTGCAACGTCATTGGTTAACGTCAACGATAATACTACGGTACCAAATCCACAATCAGGATTAATTGTATTTAATACGAATCCAGATATAGTAAACGGTGTCGGAGTAGGTTACTACCAATTCAATGGTAATAATTGGACTAAAGTTATATTTACATTAGATGTCGGTTCGGCAAATACTTTAGATATATTAAATTACAATGGTTTGGCAAATTTAAATATTGAAGTCACATTGGCTGATTATATTGGTGAATATGAATTAGGTAAAAGAGATGTGGCTGGTGGATGTTTAGACTTATCATTCTTAAAACAAAAAGAAATTGACGATGTTTGTTGATAGAAGAAAAATATTAATAGGTAGTTTAGGTAGTGGTACCACTATCGATATTGCATTGGGGACTAATTTCTTTCCTGTCGATAACGCGGAATTGATAGAGGATAAGTTTGTTAAAGATGAGATAGAAAAATCTATAAATCCTATAGTTGACTATAAAAAAGTTATATTTAAACCTTGTGATAAATATTGGAATATTATAGATAAATTTAAAATAAATTTAAATTTTTACACCCCAGCGAGTATACTGATAGGTAATCCTTTACATAGAGGTAATGGGGCAGAACCTGGTTTATATAAAGATATTGGGTTTATTTTTGATGATATATTTTGTAGAACTAGTAGATTCATCAATAGTTTTATAAGACTATCTCTTTACGATAACCCATATAGTGGCAAAAACCAACTATTATCTTTTTCAGACATTTACACTCAAGTAGGTAAAGATCAAGAGAATCAATACGGGTTTGTGTTACCTTTAGATAATTGTCCAATTACATTAACAATAGGTGATCCTGTATTACAACCTGAAGAAGTACATGAAGGATTTCATATCTATTGGTTTAAAGATTTGGTTGATAATGCACCAAACCAAGAATATGAGATGTATGCAGTGGTACAATTTAATAATGCGGGTAATGGTAAAATATATGAAATGGCTGCGTCAAAAGACTTTAGTCCAAACAATATAACATTAACTAATTTAGAAGGTGAAAATGGGATAACCTATCTTAAAGTTATATTAAAAAATGATAACGGTGTATATAAATACAAATTTACCCCCAATGCAAGACAACAATTGGTGCCACCTGGAGTTAATTTAAATCCATCGGGTAATGGTATACCTACATTAACATTTTGGCAAACTATACTTTAATATATTTATAAAATAGTTATGGAATATATCAGAAAAAAAATAAATTTAGAATATTACACTGTAAGGAATATACCTAAAAGTGTTTTAGTGAAAAATTCAGAAGGTAAAACGGTTATTGATGAAAGTAATCCTAAATATTATTATGGGAAAATACCTGATTATAAGATAGATTCCGAAGGGAATTACATATTAACTCAGTTAGGTCAAAAAATAGTAAATACAATAGATGTTTCACTATTTTTAACACAAGATATTGACGATATGGGTATATTCACAGATGAACCATTCGTACCTAAAAGTAGTACATTAACAGTAAAACCTGATAACTTTAATTCATTCACTTACGGTAGATTGGCAGGTGCACCTGTTAGTTTTTATTATACAAATAATGTCACAGTTAGTGGTTACACAGACGATTCCTTATTAAAACAAGTAAAATCATATAGAAAAGATTCACAAGGTAATGACATATATGTACCTAATTTGAATGTATCTAATAACCCTAAAAATAATTTTAGTGGTGTAATATCTGAAAATAATTTACAAACAGTCTATAAGATTGGTGCAAATAATAATAATATATTAAACACAGGAGTTGAATTTACTACATTTAAAAATCAATTTACAAAAACAGTAGATGAATATAATAAAGATTTGAGTTTTAATACTACTAAATTTGTATCGAAAAATGGTGGATGGAATCAATATAATGTGTCATTAAACGCTTCATTAAAAAAAGAAGAATATTTAGGTATAGTTTTTAAACCAGAAGTTGATAGTGCAGTATTTATAAATAGAGGTATAGAGGATATATTTGAAAGACACGGAATATTATCTGAAATAAAAACAAGTAATGATATCGACACAAATAGAGGTGGATTTATAAGAATATAAAAATAAAGTTATGGCAACAGGAAATTACGGAACTATAAGACCAGCAGATGTATCAATAGATGACGTTGAAATATTTTACAGTTATACACCCAATAGGGAATCATTAACTACAGTAGAACTGCAATCATTAGACCCTGCAGAGGTATTGATTCCTGCAAATAATCCAAACAACGTTAATGAAATATTTGGTGGATTATATACATTAAAATTACCAACATCAGTATTTGGTTCTAAAGGGTTTTATAGTATAGTAATACGACCTAAACAAATAAGAACAACAATACAAGATTGTGGCGTATTAATAGATAATCAAGATGTAAAAGGTATTGTATTCGACATCAATCAAATACCTTTGGAATTACAAAATAGGTTTGAAAATGGTAATTTAGTTGGTTATCGGATAGAATATTTAAAAGAACAAACGGGTACGGGACAAGATAAAATTCAAAATTTATTTAGAATTATAACGTCTAATAATAGGGCTTTACCTATATCACAAAATCAGGGTAACTCAAATGCGTCACAAGCATATACATTTAACGACAACTCTACTAGTTTATTTTGTACGGTATCGCCTTCTTCGGCACCTTCAGTTAAACCAAACGCAATACCTTTTATAGGTAATCCTCTTCAGGATGTAATCATAACAAATACGTTTTTTAATCCAGTTATGTTGGAAATAGAAATGGTGGAATTCGATGAAGAAACATTGGCATACGCACTATTCTCTAACCAAACAAAATCTTTGGAAGATGGTATTTATACTATATACAATTTTGGTAATCAGATTTACAGACAATACAACTTATATGAAGTTAAAGATCAGTTTACAGGTAAACCATTGTATGAAGTTAGGGAACAGAAATTTACCATAGACCCAACAAAAGATTTTACAGATATAACTAATTTTTAAAACGTAAATGGCGAACAATAAAAGGATAAAAATTGCAGGGTACGCTAAAAGAATATTTTTCAATGATAACATTGAATATAGGAATTTCAGTCCCGACTTAGTAGGTTTCCAACTCACTAGTGAAGGGGGGACTACGCTTTTCACTAATGGTAATTTTTCTATATCAGTAAATTTAGATCCGAAACCAAACGTATTATTTACGCAGGGTACTAAGTCTAAATTTTTTACATTAGATGATATAGTAACTGAAAATACCCCACAATTAGAAATACAAAAAAATTTAAAAACAAAACTTAATTTAGATCTAACAAATCCAATAAGTTATGTTTGGTATGGATCATCAAAAGAATTAATTAGGGCATCCTTAATTGAGATACAAAATAATTATCCTGCGGCAATATATGTAGACAATAAGGTTGGTAGTGTTACGGGTAATAATATTACAGATTATGTGTATGATTTATCTGCGGACGAATCTACATTTAAGGTAAATAGTAATTTCTTTGTTAATCCATACAATATAAAATATACTGTAGATGCACAATTCACACCTACAGAACAAACGGAAAATCCGTTAAGAAATTTCACATTAAAAAATACTTCATATGTAATTGAACATAATGGTATAAGAAAAAATATAAAAAGTATAACACCTGCAACACAAAAAACTAACTCTGAAATAGAATTAGTTGTTGAGGGTAATCCTTTTCCAGAATTAACAGGTTTAATTCTACCACAAATATCTTTTTTAAGTACACCTATAGATAGTTCAATACCCTATTTTATTAAACCAAATGAATCTGAAATAGAAAAATTCTTTTCAAGTTTAAATGAATTACAATTAAATTTATTAGATAGAAATATATACCCAAAGTATACATCTCAATTTTATAGTACAAAATTCACTGACAATGGTGTGGTACTAACATCTAAGAAATTATTTGATTTCCCAATATTAGAAGATGGATATAATCTAAACTTTTTCGATAGTTACTATATTGCTTTCTTAGATAAAATGAATCAGTTAGGTGAAGACTTAGATAATTCTAGGACTGATATCATTATAAGAAAGTATACTACTGAAGCGATAAATAGTTTTGATACCGTACCTAGGGCGGATGGAGATGACTACGTTTTAAATGGTGAGAAGGCAACTAAATTATTGAGGATATATGGGGTTGAATTTGATTATATTAAAAAATATATTAATGGAATTAAATTGGCTCACGTTGTTACATACGACAAGAAAAATAATGTACCTGATGCGTTAGTCAAAGATTTGGCATATATGTTAGGGTTAGATCCTGTAACATTTATAACGGACAACACATTTAGTAAATTATATTTACCTAGTAATGGTGGTGGTGAATTTAGTGGTACTTCTACTAATATGACACAAAGTGAAATTGATATCGAACTATATAGAAGATTGATATTAAATATTGCTTGGTTATGGAAGAGTAAGGGAACTAGAAAGGCGGTAGAATTTTTATTTAGATTTATCGGTGCACCTGAATCATTAGTTAATTTTAATGAATATATTGTAATAGTAGATAAACCTTTAGATGTTGAAGAGATAAAAAAATTATTATATATTTACACAGGTGAAGTAAATTTTAATAATATACCATATGATGATAATGGTTTTCCATTACCACCAATAAACGGTGATTTGGTTATTACAAATTATATCGATCAAACCACTGGACAATTAGTAGAGAATGATTATACTGAAATGTATTTCCAAAAAGCGGGTGGTTGGTATAGAGAGACTTATGGTTCTAATGTAATAACTAATTTGGATGGTAATAACCCACACGTTGGGGCTTATGATGGTGGTAGTGAGTATTTACAATACTTTAGTAGATGTTTTATACCAAACTTTAATTCGGAACCAACAGTAACCGTTACTGCAAAAACTTTAGGGGATAATTATTTTTTAAATTATAATCATGGGTTATTTAATAGCGTACCTTCAGCGACAACTGAATTTTTTACTACACAATTAACTTTTAATCCTGCAATTAACACATATCAGTTTATTGAAGACTGTGTTGATGTCAATTATAGTATTATTGAAACTCCTTTACAGAATGACGGTAAAACCACATTCCAACAACAATTTGAGGCTGCGGAAGAGGCATACTTAGATTACCAACAACAGATACTACAAAATAGTTATTTAGCGTATTCGCCAGAATGGTATGTAATTCAAAACAACTATACAGTGGCACAAAACAATGCACTTTTAGAAGTTTCTAGTGAAAATTGTGATATCAACCAAACACTACAAATTTGTGTTAATGAATTACCACAAGATAACTTTAAAATTGATTGTTCATCATTAAGTGCAGTAACTTGTGATCCATACATATATTTTGTAAATTCTGGTGGTACTAAAGTATCATTTAATGAATTTGCGTCTTGTTGTACTTCTGAAGGAGGACAATATGTTACATATACTAATGAAGAATGTAGAGTGGTTGAGTACTGTTCTAAAAATGCACCATGTGTAGGTAATCCAGTAGACACATTAGCAAACGGTATTATAGTATTTGAATTAAATAATAATACAATGCCGAGTAACGTTTATTCATTTAATAATAAATGTTATCAGTTAACAAAGGCGGGACAAGTTTATTTCATTGGGGTTACTAACTTATCTAATAACACTATAACGGGAGGTCAGGGCGGATCAGTTCAATCCTACTTAAATAAGATTACTACAAATATATTACCAAAAGATTTTTATACATATTTTCAAGAAGTAAATTGTGAATTAACTACAATAATTAGTAGTCCTGAATGTTGTGCGTGGTATGGGTATAATTACCAATTAATAGAAGAAAACAATGTAAGTTATATTGTTTGTACTTCAGGTAATTCTTTAACTACACCATCATCGACAACAAATGATATAGATGAATATATTAACGATTTAGGGACACAATTAGATGGTACATCAGGAACTAATGGGAACGTAGTTAGTACTACACCCGATAAAGGTGAACCTGTTCCATTTACCAACCCTTCAGTACCTCCTTTACCCTCAACACCAGTTATTGGTCTTGCAGGTACCACAGTACCAAATACTAATCCAATAGGTATGGTAGGTAGTGGTAAAGAAACTGTAGAGACACCTTTAGTAGGTGCAACATTTAAAAAAATTAATTTCCAAATTGAACAAAACGCAATACAAGAACAAATTCAAATCTATCATGAAATAGTACCACCTAATCTAAGTTCAACTTTTGTAATACCACCTTCATTATATGATACAACAATTGGGTACGTGGAATTACAAAACCCAATAGGTGAAGTACCGCAATATTATTCAACAACAATTTACGATGATTGTTTAGAAGAAGCAATTATAGTTAAAGGTGTTGGTCAAGATTGTATAGATTGTTATGAAACAATATTGAATTCATTATTTGAAGATCCAAATTTTATGGATCCAACAAATTGGGTGGTACATACAATAGATGAATACGGTAGAGTTAGTTTTACACCAACAGAATATTATAACGACTTTGTATTAGATTGGAACGCAACGGGTCAATTGGCACAATTATACCAATCAGTGGGAGCATTATTCACTCAATATACCTATGGTTCATTTTATATTGATACAATTACTAATAATTTGATACCTTATGTAGATAATGGTAATTTATATACTGAAAACCCTAATTCCATTACAAATGCGGTAGTAGATCCAAACCACATTGGTTGTGGTAGTCTAGATAATGTATCGATAGTTTTTGCGAGTGAGGCTTGGTCAGGTTTTAAATTACCTGAAGTAACAGATTGTTCTTGTAAAGTTGATTTCTCTTTTGACTATATGATAAAATATCAGACAGAGAATTTGAAAGAGTGCGTCACTAGAATAGATTGTTATCCTGCGATTATACACGACAACACACTTAATAGTTTGTATTGTATGAACTTTGTTTCATTTACAAATAGTGAAGAAGATAGTTCATTATTAGAAAATAATTTTAACGATAATGAAGATGTTACTGAAGAGTATGTTATATGGCAAAACACACAACAAAATGAACCTATTTTACAATGTTGTAATGCCGTTGGTGGTAACATCACCGAATTGAAAGAATCGTATTCCGTAAACTTTAATTGGGTTAGAAATATTACTAACACATATGGAGAAATTATAACAACACCTAATAGTCAGTTATTAAATACATTTGATTTTGATTATAGTGAATTGATTACTTATGGTACTAACTTAAATTCTATCAAAAAAGAATTAGAAAGGAGTATTGGGGACTGTTATTTCCTTAATATAGTAGAACCTGGTTGTTTTATAGATTTTAATAAATACATTACTACTACAAATATTTGTATGTTAGAAATACCATTAGAGTATGGGCTTTGGACTAATTTATATATGGACTATAAGAATACTATTGAAGGTATTAATGGCGTAATTTCGCAATATGAGTCAAACTGTGTAGTGGAAGAAACTCCTGAAAACTTACCGACTAAGGCGGTTTTAACAAATGAAATTATTAATTCAGAAAAACAAAAAAATACCGTAATTTCGGAAAAGAATACACAAGTTGATCTTTTAGTTACTGAAAATACAAAATTAAAAACTAATTTAACTGCAATTGATGTACAGATAAACCAAAAAAATAGTCAAATTGACGTAATTAATAAAGCGTTGTCAGATGTTACATTACCTTTAGATTGTATAGTTTATGAAAATGAAATTTACGCTATAGACTCATTCAATGTTGAGGGATACTGTACTACACAAATTTATGGTGATAAAAAAGAAATTACTTTAAGAGATAGGGATTTATTCAATAACTGTGTTAAAACAGAAAATGAAAGATTATCGGCACAAAAGAAAATATATTTAGAATTATTAAGTAATTGTAATAAAAACAATACATTAGAACAAGAATTAGTAAACGCTAAATTCCAAAACAATCAGAAGTTAATTAATCAGTTGATTAAAGAAATCGGTATAGTTCAAGATAACATAAATACATTATCTAAAAATTATTTGATTATTGGGAATGAGGTTACACAAACTTCCCAAATGGATCAAAATGACTATAAAAATACTATAAACGAAACTGCAAAAATACTGGGTGTTACACCTAAAGAAATTACAAATGTTGAAGGTTATATTGATTTAACGGATAGTGAAAAAATAACATTAACAATTGAATTACAAAAAAATCAAACACAAGTTAGTAGTTTAATACAACAAAAAGATGAGTTAATATATGACATTACTATAAATGAAACTAATGTAAATAAAACTACTTTTACTACAGAACAAGTGGTAGATGTTATCACACAAGATTTGGCTGAAGTACCTAGTCCTTGTGATCCCACAATACCTAATCCTTGTTGTACTCAAGAATTATTGAATTATTTAAATAATACTTTAGAATTACTTGAAACAAACCTTTTAGAAATTACTGATATTACTGAATCTTTATATGATGATTGGTATTCTGAAATATTAACACAGTACAATAATTATATTAATAATACTGAAAGTTATTTAACATTAATTGATAATTTAAAACTTAATTTTAAATTATTTGTTGATAATAATAATTTAGTTTATACAAATCAAGTAGACTCAAATCTTACATACTTACCCTACACTCAATCGGTAAACCCTTTTTGGGAATTTGATCCTTCAGTTGGGTATAGTGGTATTATTTTAGATGGTAGTGAACAAGATATTGCATTAATTCAAGATTCAGTATTTACAGAACTATCTAATTCTAATACACCTTATAATTCTAATTTATTTGAACCTAATTGGGGTACATTTAATTTCACTATACCAGAATGTGTATGTGATGACTTAAGAAGATTATACCCTAACAAAGAATTTTTCTTCTCAGTAGAAATAGAAAATTATAACTGTTCAGTATGTTTACTTATAGATAACATTATTATTAATGTATCTGATTGTAAAACAGAAAGATTAGTTTCATTAAATAATTGTTTAATACCACAATTAAGTTGTGTTATTGATAATAAAAAATCTTGGGTTTATACTGATCAAGGAATTATTACTGAAACAGTATATCCTGACGGTCCTTGTAATACCGCATCCACCAATAACTATCAAGTAGTTAAAATGGGTACACCTGAAGAAAGATTGTGGACAGATTTAGAATATAGATATACTAACTACGATGTTAATCACTCAGATTTAATAATAAATGTTAAAAATACTACATTTAGTATTGACCCATCTAAGGCAATAGAGTGTGACGTATTTAATTATTGGAAAAATATAGACTGTGATGGAGGTTGTCCAACAAGTTGTACATCTGCCAGTACGGTAGTGTATAGTGGAATGGTATACAGTTCTACCACATTATTAGATTATACATTAGACTTATCTGCATCTACAACAGGGTTAACATTTAGTTGTTCAACGTTTACTGATATCTTAGAAAATCAAGTTACTGAATTAAAAAATCAATATTATACCTTAACTTCTGATTATAATAATTCATTAAATGCGACATATTATGATTTATTAAATTTAGGTTATGGTCTTTCTAATTTTGAAATTCAGAACAATAATTGTGGGACTGATACATTGGTTATTAATAATAACCAACAAACAAATAATTTATTTGGTTTAATAACTGAAAATTATGATGGTACAATATCAGTTTACGAATCATATATCTATAGTGGTAGTACACCATATACTGGTGGCACATTAGTACAAGTTTTAAGTGGGGTAACTGCACAAACATTTAACCAAACAACCTTTGTAAACGAAGAATGTTGTAAAACAATAAATAATTTACTTAATGGTGAGGGTACTGAAGGTTTAGGTTTAGGTAAAAACTATCAGTGGGATAGTAGTTTATCAAAATGTCTATGGAAACCAATTGACGGATGTAGTGTTTGTGAAGGAGACTGTGAATATTGTGGAACTTTAAATGAATGTTCTAATGGGTATTATAGTGGTAGTTCATATAATATCTGTATTAATCCATTGGATTATTTAGATATACAACCGTCAGAAATTAATGTTAAGGACGTATTTGATCAATTAGTTCAATCAAATTTAATAGATGTAAAGAGTAGACAAACTATAAGTGATTACCCACTTCTAAGATTATTCTACGAACTTTATTTAAATGCTAATAATTGTGGTAAAGAATTATCTGGTAAATTCACATATAACACTATGTTTGAATTTATGGATAAAATTGGTGATTATTGGTTAAATTTATTAGAACAAGTGGTACCTGCAACTACAATTTGGGAAGGTTGTGACAATTCAGGTAAAATTTATAGAAATACTATTTTTGATCAAAATAAATTCCAATATAAAAGATATAGTTTAAATCTTATTGAGACAACAAATAGTTGTCCATTAAGTGCGTACACCGATTTTAGTATTGGTTCTGAAGATGTTTATTCATTAGTAGAACAAATACCATTGTTCCCTACTAATGATACTATAAACAATATTAAAAATCAAATAAGAATCAAAAATATACAAATTGAGTTAGTAAAAGATAATATTGCTGCACAAAATAAAATATTGTGTTCACTTAATTTACAGGATTTTGATACCCCTAATTTACAATCACAGATTGATTCGGTTAGTGCACAAATTACATTATTAACTAATAATCTAAATAATTTAGAAACACAATTAAGTACTTTATATACTGACTTAAGTGCTGAAGAAACTAAATATTTGTTACAACAACAAAATTACTATAGTAACTTTATGAGTTGTAGTGGACTTACTGAAACTTTACTACAGGCAGAAAATAATTTAAATAACTTTATATATGGTACTACACTATATGAAAGACAAAGAAATTATATTGCAATTTTAAGAGATAAAATATATAAATGTGTTAGGGCATCTAATACATTAATAAGTGATTATAATACAGTATTCATAACACAGATATATGATACAAATGAATATGAAGGTAATGTGACTATAATTGGGGATCCTGATTGGGAAGATGGTGGTGATTTTTATAATCAAGAATTAATACATAATTGTACAACAGAATAAAATTAAAAAGTATTTATATATAAATGGCTAGTATAAGAGGTAAAATAGAAAATCCAATTTCTGTTTCGGCAAATGTGATAAGTGAAATAGAATCACCTGTGGATGTAAGAGTATCTACTGATGTGCATTTTAATGCTTCATCTTTAACTACTTTTATTGAAACGGAAACTGCATTATTCCTACCATTAGATTTATCTAATGCAAAAAATTTATATGTGTTAAGTAACCCACAAAGTTACGGTAATACAATTTTCTCAAACCTTTTAACTGAAAAATACTTATTATTTTCTTTATCGGGTAACAGTAGTGATAGTAATATGGTTATATCGGTAGAACCGAATAATGACTTATTGTATATAGATAAAGGTAAAAAATATAGTTTATTATCTAGTAGGGGTGAAACTGAAAATTTTGGTTGGGAACCTTTAAGTAATAGTTATAAGTACTCACATATAGAGAGAACAGATTTCGATAGTTTTGATTTTCCACAAGTTACGATAAGTGGAACTAGAAAAATCCCAACATCTACTGGAGACACACTTTGTGGTCCAGTAACATATACGGGTTACACATATGATAGATTAAATTATAATTGGTATTTTGGTACCAACGCAGGAATCACTTTTAACCCTATACAATCTGGAGGGACACCAACATCCATTAGTGGATCGGTAGTATCTCAAGAAGGGGTATCTTCGATATCTAATAAAGAAGGTAGTTTACTATTCTATACGAATGGGCAAACAGTTTATACGAGTGGTAATACTGTTATGGTTAATGGTACAGGACTTTCTAGTTCAGGAACATCTACACAATCATCAATTATAATACCTAGACCGAACACAAATAAGTATTTTATATTTGTAACAGATTACAGTGGATCAACAAATGGGTTTCAATACTCTATTGTAAATATGGATTTACAAAGTGGTAACGGAGAAATAGAAAGTAAGAATATAAAATTACTCACTACACCTACCACAGAAAAAGTTACATCGTGTTTACATAGTAATGGTGAGGATTATTGGGTTATAACACATACAAGTGGAAATACAAATTTTTATTCCTACTTAGTAACACAAAGTGGGTTGAGTGGTCCAGTTGTAACAAGTATTGGTAGTACTCATAATACTATGAGAGGATATATGAAAACTTCACCTGATGGTACTAAGTTAGTATCGTTATTATATGATGAAGATATTGTAGACATTTTCGATTTTGATTCTTCTGCTGGTACTTTAAGTAATTTAATAACAATTACAGGTTTTTCATATAATGTTGGACCATACGGTTTAGAATTTTCTTCTGACTCTTCTAAAATTTATATTTCGGAAGGTGCAGGAGAAGAAATATATCAGTTTGATTTATCTTATAGTTCATCTACAAAAATTGAAGAGAATATTATAAAGGTTGCGGAATTAAGTGGTGCTAGTTTAGGTGCGTTACAAATGGGTCCTGATGAAAAAATATATGTTGCAGATTACGGTAAAGATTATTTACATATGATACACAGACCAAACGGTTTAGGAGTACTATGTAATTTTGAAGAAAATGGATTTAGTTTAACAACTTCGGGTGTGACTGGAACAACATCCACATGGGGATTACCTAATGTAATTACAAATAAAACATTATCACCTGATAGATTTGTTTATCTAATTAATAGTGGTAGATTAGGGTATTTATTTAACCTTTTAGTAAATAATGTTAACGATGTTGTTGAATCTAAAAATTTATCTTATTATGGTGAGGTTTATAAATATGATCAAACAAATAGTGGGTTTACTAATTCTGCATTATACAATTTTAGTGTGGGTTATGAAAATCTAACAGGTACTACTGGTAATACAATATATTTACCTTCAGTTAATTTAGGTGAAGGAGAATTTTTAATTAAATCTTATTGGCAGTACAATGTAAATACTTTTTTAGCGAAACAACAAGAAGTTAGGAAGAATAATATAGATACATATAAAAGAGGTATTCTTTATGGTTTATATTATCCTGAAACTGATTGGTATTTTATTAGTCTATTTGAGGCAGAAAAACCGTTGTTTGATAATTCAGTTGCACCTGCACCTGCTAGTATAGATACATTAGTAGTACAAACAGTATTCACTAATAGTGGTACTACACAATATGTAGTTAACGGTTTATCTGACCCAATAGTTAGTTATAATGGTTCAGTCTTAGCCAAAGGTATAGAGTATAGTGCAAACACAACGGCTTCAACACCTTATGTACAGTTATTGTTCACACCTTTAGATAAACAAATATTGACATACGCGTATGTGGATAATGGTACATCTAATAATTTATATGGGGACGTATATTCAATCACCTCACCGATAGTTAGTGGATCCACAGGTACCCAAACTACAAATGATAGAGTTTTTTATAATACGACTGAAAATAAATATGAGTTTTATTTAGTGTCTTCCCCTGCAAGTGATATAGTTTTATCGATAAATGGATCAATACTTTCAAAAGGTATAGAGTACTATTCGTCTACATCTAACGATAGAAGAATTATCTTAGAAGATACATTAAATGTTGGGGATATTATAGAAGCCTTCTATGTACCCAACTCAAATATAAATGGATTAGTTCCAACAAATACACCTGCAATAAGTTGGTCAATAAATTCTGCACCTATAAGTGTTAATGGTAAATTTACTATAGAGTTTGCTGATCCTTCAGATACTAATTTTCAGAATATACAATATAGTAGTGTAACTGATTATGTTGTAGGTGAAAAAACTTATAAAATATTCGTAACATTGACAAATGCGTCCGCTGGTGATAAATTTATATATAGAATAAAAAATGAAAAATTTTATACACCTATTATAGGTGAAGTTATATATAGTTATTCTTATAGTGATGTAAGTTCTATAGAGATACAATATAATAGTGGGAACGCATATTAAAAAATAATAACATTCAACATATTTATTAAATAAATAAAAGAGAAAAATGAGTTATATAAATAAACAAAGTACTACCTTAGTAAGAGTAAAATTAACTGATATTGGTAGAGAACAATTAGCAAAAGGACAATTAACTTTCGCCAACTATATGATTGGTGATTCAGAAGTCGACTACAATTATGTGAAAGGTTGGAGTGAATTTGTACCAAATATTGGTGCGTCAACTGGAGAATTTTGGTTCCCAGAGGCAGATGGGAATATAGTTAAAAATATATATTCTAAAGTTTTACGACCTAAAGATGATAACCCTTTCTTTTCTTCTTTTTTACTTAATCAATCAAATCAATTCATTTTTCCACTTAATCAACAAAGTAATATACAATTAATAAAAGGCATTGTCACAAATCAAGCGGACGATAGAGGATTTTTCTCTGGTTCTACGGTAGATAGTGGTTTAGTCGCACAAACTAGTTCTAATTTTATTTTAGAACAAGGTACTATTAATTTAAATAAATTTAGTGGTGCTACTGATTATACTACATTTACACAGGGTGTTTTAACATTAAACACTCCATTAACTGCAACTAGTGTAAACGATTACATTATTTTTAGATTTAGTAACCCTACATTGGGTAATATTACTGGATCAACAATGACATCTGCCACAATAAATACGGTTTATAATATAACCAGCATTGCGGGATCAACCATTAAAGTGGATAGGGCATTACCAACACTTAGTGCGTATGGTGGAACTATCATAACTTATTATACATTACCAGGAGGTGATGATCCTATGGACACATATTACGGTGCTAGTAGTTTATCTGCGTATTGGAATTCGGGTACACTATCATTCCAAAATAGTTGTGATATATGTGTAGACAACATTCCTGTTTGGAATATGAATAATGTATGGACAGAAAATCCTGCGGGACTATATAAAGACTCACCTATAAATTATCATGAAAACAATTTATTTGGTTCAGAACAATTTGTGGGTACAAAACAATATTTAGGGTACAACAGACAAATAACTGTTACTGATACCAACTCAATGATGGATAGTAAGAGTTATATGGACACATTTAATAAATCTATATGTATTTTACATTATACCAATAGTTGTATATCAAACTTCTACGGTGAACAATTTTATATTGATGAAGAAACAGGTAAATTACTTAATTTAGATATACCTGTGATGTGGCATAGAAGAAATGATATTGGTACTGGTAGTGGAACTACATTAGGTATGAGATTTACTTCAGACACAATTAGAAAAACATTATCTAGTAATAATGATATAGAATATTACGATTTAATAGAGTATAGTGGTATGTCGGTTACCCCTACATTACCATTGTCAGTTGGTAAAGTATTTCCTCAGTTAAAGATAGTAGTTATTGATAACGAAGAATTAATTGCGGCTATGTCGTATAAATCTAATAGAAATTATAGTTTACCTGATTTGGCTGCAGAATTAGTAACACCAGTTAGTGGTAACTGTACAGGTGTTTTAAAGGCGGGTGAATCACTATATTTAACATATTGGTTAGAGAATGTGGGTACGGGATCAACTGGTACTACCACAGTCACTACACCAACACTACCTTGTCAAAGATACACTGTAATTGATAACAAGACTAATACAGATAAAGACGTACAGTTTAGAATAGGTAATCTTAATGAATTACCTTATATGAGAAAAAGAGAAAACGTTAATTATGATGGATACGGTTTCTTTGCAGATAGATTTAAAGTGTTAGCACAAGTTGTAGATAAAACAACACAATCTAGACCTTTACCATCAAATTGGAAGGTAATTGATTTTACGTCCACAAATATTACAGTAAACACTGGTGAAACAATAAGTCCTTCATTATTTGAAAATCAAAATCCAAATATTAGTGGATTTATTTTAACAGGATCTTTATACACAGGTGGTACTACATTTAATTTGGGTGATGAATTAGATATGTCTACTGCAAGTTATTATGGTAAGATGACACTAGGTGATGAAAGGTTATTCTATGGTAACCTAAGAACTCACATAGGGGCAACAATATATAAAACGTTATTTAATATAACTGTTGATGGTGCAAGTATCGCCACTACTAGTAATAATACTTTTGAGTTTGGTGATGATAGGTATGTAAGTGAGATAGGTATATTAGATAATAATCAGAATTTAGTTTTAGTGGGGAAATTGTCGAGACCAATAAGAATTTCTGACTCTACAACCGCATCCATAGAATTAACAATAGACTTTTAAATAAACAATAAAATGGGATTTATAAATAGTGCATCAACAATAACCGTAAAGGCGAGATTAACAAAGGTTGGAAGGGAAAAAATATTATTAAATAATAATAAAATTTTTTCACATTTCACTTTAGGTGATTCTGACGCAAATTACAATACTAGTGAAAAATTAACATCTGGATTAATACCCACAAATAGTGGAGATATTGGTTATAATTTAAGTACTAATGATAACATTTCAGAAAATGTATTCATCAATAGTAAATTATATGTGACTGTTTCACCTAATACTAAAAAACAAGTTGAGCCAAATTCATCTTCCATTAGTATGAACTCATTTTTTGTGGGTGAGACTACAGTTAGTGGTACTAACTTAACTTATGTTACTTTAGATAAAAGTGACACATCAAATAAATTTACCAACCTCTTTAAAAGTTTATCTTTACCTATTAGAGATGTTGATAATAACATTTATACTGGAACCACTTCTAAAAATGGAGGTTGGTCAGATACACCATTTAGTGGTTTGGGATTAAGCAACATATTATTAGGTGTAATTGATAATAGTCAGTATGGTGAAATAATTGATGGTAGAAGTATTAAGATAAAATTACCTATATATACTGGTTTTACGAGTGGTGGAACACCTACTGGAATTACTACCTATGAAATTTATAGTACATTCCCTAAAACAACAATTCCTAAAACAACCTTAGATAGTCAGTTTAGAGATATTAGTTCATATCCTAAGGCATTATTCGCAAACGACATCAATGTATCATTTTTAGTGTCCGATAGTATACAAAAACCAAACAATGACTCAACTAAAAGTTGGTCAACAGGATATGATTCATTTAAACCATTTAGTTTAAACGCAAAACAACTAATTAATGTACAGACAGTAGCCGATACGCAAATTTATTCAGATAAAATTGCGGGTGTAATGTATTTAGATAAAGGTATTTTTGCGATAACTGATCCATATATTGTAGAAAATATTGCATTAAATTTTAGTGGTAATACAAATACCAATACTTTAAATAATGGTTTAGGACTTTACTATTACAGTGCCAATACATATAATATCACAATCGATAGTATACAAAATGATTTTGTACAAAACATAGTGTGTATTGCGGCTAGAGGAGAATTCTATAATTCACAAAATCCTACATTAACAGTTAATGACGATGTAAGAATAAGTGAAATCGCAATTACAGATGTGGCAGGAAATATTTTGGCTATCGGTAAAACAGATCGACAAATAGTAAAAAAGAAAAACGATTTTGTTGTATTTGATGTACAGATAATTATATAAGTTAAAAAAAGTTTTTTATGAGTAGAATATTAGGGTTAGACGTGTCCACCAAAACAATAGGGATATCCCTTTTTGAAGATTTTGGGGATAATGGTAAATTACAGTTACTGACACACATTACACCTAAAGTCAAACCAAATCCTAAAGATAATATTGAATTATTAATTAAAAAAGCACAAATTTTCCAATTTGAGTTTTTAGAAAAATATAGTGATATTGATATTAAAAGAGTTATTATTGAGGAACCATTAGTGAGATCAAATAACGTCAATACAGTTGCTACATTACTTAGGTTTAACGGTATGATTTGTAGATCAGTTTATGAAGTTTTAAATATAGTACCTGAATTTATATCATCATATGATGCTAGAAAATTTGCGTTTCCAGAACTTATGCAAATAAGAAAGACTAATAAAAAAGGTGAAAATTATACGGAAAAAGAAATAGGTGGAAAACAACCAGTCCTTTTTGGTAACTACGATTGGGAAATAGATAAAAAAGTAGTTATATGGGAGAAGGTGAATGAGAGGGAACCACAAATTGTTTGGATGTACGATAAACACCAAAAGTTAGTTAAAGAAAATTATGATATGACTGATGCTTATGCATGTGTTTTAGGGCAAATGAGAAAAGAAGGTAAGTGGGCATAATATCGGTTATTTGACCGATAAAAAGAAATATCGGTCAATTGACTACTATATATCGGTCAAAAGCCGATATTTTTTTGCTTAATTTTTTGTTTATAACGAAAAAATTACTATATTTGTAAAAGTTATGTCAGAATTAATAGTTGAGATATTAGAAGGTATTTTAGGAAACCCTAAAAATCATCATAAAGATAAAGGACAAATGTCCTTTGACTGTCCTGTTTGTTCTTACGAAATTAAAGGTTTAAGTAAAGGTGACGGTAAAGGTAATTTAGAAGTAAACTATGAACATAATGTCTATAAATGTTGGGCGTGTTCTGAAACAAACGATACACACGGTAGTTTATATAAACTAATTAAAAATTACGGTAACAAAAACGATTTAAAACAATATAAATTAATTAACCCTGAACCCATAAAGGATAAAAAGGAAAAAGAAAGGGTTGAAATTAAAGGATTACCTAAAGAATTTATATCTTTAAGTTTAGAAGGTAGTGGTGAGGACTATAATCTTGCAATGGATTATTTAGTTAAAAGAAATATTGATTTAGATACTATTAAAAAATACAATATAGGGTATTGTAAAATAGGTGAGTACTCTAAAAGGGTAATATTTCCATCATACGATATACACGGTGACATAAATTATTTTTTAGGTAGGAGTTATGAAAAATACACCAAACTAAAGTATAAGAACCCTGATATACCAAAAAGTGAAATTGTTTTTAATGAGTGTAAAGTTAATTGGGATGCGAACATATACATTGTTGAGGGTGTATTCGATCATATCGTAGTACCCAACAGTATACCAATGTTAGGTAAAGTTATAAGTGATGAATTATTCACTAAATTAGTTAAGAGGGCTGAAAGTAAGGTAATAATATTGTTAGACTCTGACGCTTACAAAGACGCAATTAATCTATATAAAAAACTAAACTCAACTAAATTACATAATAGAGTTTTAATAATAAAATTACCTGATGGATATGATATATCAGATATAAATCAAAAATTAGGTAAGAAAGGGGTGATAGATGTACTATCAACCGCAAAAAAAATAAAAGAAAGTTTAATATAATAAATATGAAAAGTAAAATCTATTTAGATGATGTAAGAACACCAATACAAGGTGATTGGGTAGTAGTTCGAAATTATGATGAGTTTGTAAAAAAAGTAGATGAAATCGGTTTAGATAATATCGAACTTATTTCATTGGATCACGATTTGGGTGATAGTGCGATGAATGAATGGCACAAAAATGTTTATTATAATTACGAATTAAATTATGATAATATTACAGAAAAAACTGGCATGGATTGTACTAAATGGTTAGTAGAAAAATGGTTGGATGGTAATACAGTTGTTGATGTAGTCATCCATTCGGCAAATGCAATCGGCAGTGCTAATATGATGGGTTACATCAATAACTACAGACATATAAATAGATTACCACAAAATTGTGTGAGAGTTCAGATAGAACACACCGTTTAATAAGGTTTTTTATAGATATCTCTTACGAAGGCTCTAATTTTAACTTTATTCCAGTTTTTTAAGTCTTCACCGTTATTACCTAATAGTAATATGGACATAGTACGATGCCAACCTTCTATAAGTTCGTATTTACCATTAGGTTTTCTTTCCACAATGACAGGCTCGTTCATACCAGTAGATTTGGCGAGCCTTCGTTGTGTTGAAGTTCTTTCTTCATCTTTAGGGACTAAATAAGAATCTATATTACCGAAGTCTCTTTCTAAAAATGCGTTTACGGTATTATCGTCAAAGTCCTCAGGGTTAACATTTATAATCTCTAAGTTCCAAGGACCTTTTAAGAAACTATCCCAGTAACCACCATCAAACCTAGCCAAAAATAGTGCAGGATCATTATAATAATTTTTTTCAATATCATTAGTATGTTGTTTGATATTGGTATTAAAAATATCATTTAATATATATTCGGGAGTATTTTTATAATAACTTTTCAGTCTTTCTAACATTTTTTTATTAATATTAGATTCATACTCACCATAAATTGGTATACCTTCTTTTAATATATCTGAAAACTTCATAACTATTTTTTCTCTTCTACACTTATTTCGTGATCCCAAGTATCTCGTATATCTGTATCTACATGATCTTCATCTATTTGAAATTCATTTATCATATATTCCAACATCACTGGTAAATATGTACTTTGATGGTAAAACTCGTTATATACAACTGTTGCACCATAAGTTTTTCTACCTTCATACATAGTTAATTTAGGTCTAACAACTTCACCATATATTTCTGGAAACGAACTTCCATACATTTCCCAATTGCGACTAAAACTGGCGTATATAAAGTCTACTTCTTCTGAATCACTATGAGATAATTTGTCCTGTATGAACATAAAAATATCTTCATAAACCGACGCATCATCAAATAACCAAGAAACTTCTATTCTAGGAAATTCTGATTTAGCGAACTTATATATTATTTTAAAAATTTTCTTTAAATAATCATCTGATACATTACTCATAATTTGTCTTTTTAATTAATTTTTACTATAATTGTTAATAATAAATATTACGCTAATGGATATAATTAAGGAATTATCTAAATTTAATCATATAAAATACTATGATGAACCCCATAAATATTACATTGATGGTATACAAACACTATCGTGTACTGGGTTTATTGGTAAATTTGAACATCATTTTGAAGATAATGTAGGTAAGGCTGATAAATGGGCAGAGAGACAGGGACATATATATGAAGCCAAAAGTATGGCAGATAAATATGCCCACAAACAGAACTTCCTTCCGATGGAAGATGACCCTTACGGTAGACCAGACTACTCAAAACCAAAACCTGAATCCGAATGGGTTACTGAATCAGACATAGATAAACTATGGAAATATAAAAATCATCATGCCACTTATGAGGGTTCTACATTACACGACTATATTGAAAACTATTTGAGTAATAAAATAAAACCATACCCTCAGTTTAGTCCAGAAGGTTTAAAATTTGATGAAATTAAAGATACATTTGAAGTTATGAAGGGACATTTTCATAATTTTTACGAAGATACTATTATTAAGGGTAAATTAATTCCTGTTAAGTCTGAGTTAGTGGTGGGTGATAGTGATTTAATGTTATGTGGAATGGTGGATCAATTATTTTGGAACGAAAGGTATCAGTGTTTACAGATATGGGATTGGAAAACTAACACCACTCTTAGAATGAAGAATGACTTCGGTAATAAAATGAAGGACTGTCTTTGGATGTTAGATGAATGTGAGTTTAATACATATTCATTGCAGTTATCTATATATAAGAAAATAATTGAACGTAATACTAATCTAAAAATTGGAAGTTGTCACTTAGTATGGTTCAATGAGGAAAATGATAACTATAAAGTAATAAATTGTGATGACTTTTCCCATCATGTTGATAATATGTTTGAGGTGTTAAAAACCAACAGAACATTCTTCAACTAACTCTTTGAAATAATAAAAAAATATATTATATTTGTAAAATGGTAAAAAAGTTATTCCATATTGCGGACTTACACTTTAGGACGTATAAAAGATTGGATGAGTCAGAGATAGTCTGTCAAAAATTTTTAGAAGAAGTTTCTAACTACATAAAAGAAAATAATTTAAAACATAATGAGGCTAGAATTGTAATTGCAGGTGACATAGTTCATCAAAAAATCACAATATCAAACGAGTTATCTGTATTAGTTACTTGGTTTTTGGATGAGTGTACTAAACTTTGCCCAGTAATAGTTATTGCGGGTAATCACGATTTATTAGAAAATAATAAGGAGAGAGTAGATTCCCTTACACCCGTTATAGAAAAAAGAACATTCAGTGAACACGTTTCGTACTTCAAAGAAAGCAAGTGTTATTTAGATGAAAATATAGTGTGGTGTGTTTATTCTATTTTTGAAGAGAACGCCCAACCAAACATTAAAGAGGCTAAGAAACAATACGGTAAAGATAAAAAATACATTGGGTTATTTCATGCACCAGTTAATGGGGCAATTACTTCAGTAGGTTTTGAATTTGAGGATCACACACAATTAGAACAATTCGATGGTTGTGATGCAGTACTGATGGGAGACATTCACCACAGACAAAATTTTGTGAGAAGAGGTAGTAATATAACATATTGTGGTAGTTTGATACAACAAGATTTTGGGGAAAGAGTTAGTGGTCACGGATACCTTGTTTGGGATGTAGAACATTTAGACTATACCGAACACGATATAAAAACTGATTACGGTTATTATGTTTTTAAAATAAATTCATTGGAAGATATTGATAATGAAAGAGAATATTTAACAAATTCATAATGGAAGTGCCTAAAAAATTAAAAGATGAAATATGGGAATATTGTCGTCTGAATGACATTTCTAATATAGATGAATTTATTATTAAGATGATTCGACAAGGTTATAGTGTCGAAAAATTTGGTGCAACACCTTTAGGGGCGATTGAAGTCAAAGAAGTAGAAAAAATAGTTGAAAAAGTTGTTGAGGTAATTAGAGAGGTACCAGTTGAAAAAATTGTCACAAAAGTAGAATATATTAGTGATAAAACAAGTGAGAATGAACTGTTCGGAAAAATCGAACAGTTGGAGAACGAGAATAAAGAATTTTCCACTAAACTAAGAGAAAGTGAGTCTGAGTTACAAAAATTTTCCACTAAAGTGGGTGAAATGGAAAATATTTTCCATGATAAGTTATCTTTAAAGGATAATGAAATAGAAAAACTTAAATCAGAATTAGAATCTGAAAAGAAAAAACCTAAAAAAGAAACTGATTTTTATGGGGAAGAAAAAAAAGGTGGTTGGTTTGGATCTAATATATTAAAAAAATAATTTATGGAAAATACAATAGAAAAAACAAAAAAATTAATTGATGTTCCTGAAAAGGCACAAATTAGAGTTGATTGGCAAGACTATCCTGAAAATAGGTCAATAGAAACTGTTAATAGGGTAAAAACATATTTCTCAGAAAAATATGGTGTACACAAATCTGCAATTAAAATAAACTTCATACCTATTCTAAAAAATAGTGCTGGTAAAGTAATAGATATTAGTGAGGGGTTAATTGATAACATTATGGATACTGCCTACCAAAGGGGGTTATTTGTGGAGTGGTTGAAGTTGAATGAAGTTACGGTTGACTATGAAAGACTTTGTAGGTTAGATGATAAGATAAATGAAATCCTCATCAATAACGAAGAAGAGGATATTAGATATAGAAGATGGAGTATTAAAAAGTTATGGTTAAATAATTTTCTTTCTTTTGGTGAAAATAATGAGGTTGAATACAAAAATTTAGATGGGTTAACAGTAGTAAACTCAATACCTGCGAATCAAGGTGGTAAAACAATTTTTACAATTGATTCATTGTTATTTTTATTTTTTGGTAAGACAACTAAAACTGAAGTTAATAACGAAGTGTTTAACACTTTCTCAAATAAAGACGATGTATTGGTTGGAGGGCATATTGAAATAGATGGTGATGAATATGTAATTGAACGTACACTTAATAGAAAATTATCTAAGAACGGTGAATACAAAGTCTCTACATCTTTAGAGTTTTATAAGATGTTGTCAGACGGAACCAAAGAAAATTTGGAAGGTGAACAGAGGAGAGAAACAGATAAGTTAATTGAAGATACTATAGGTTCTTATGATGACTTTATGTTGACTATTGTTGCCACCTCAAAAAATTTAGAGGATCTTATGGAAACTAAACCCACCCAAAGAGGTAGGTTACTGACTAAGTTTATTGGTTTAGAAATTATTGAGAAGAAGGAAGAAATCAATAAAGGGTTGATGTCAGAATTCAAAAGTAAAATGAAATCAAATCTATTTAACACTAAACAATTAGAAATAGATATTGAAGAATATAAAAGAAATATTAGTGACAATAGGATTTCGAATAAAGAAAACGATAAAAAGTTAAGTGAGGTTTTAGAAAAAATAAATACGGCTAAGACTAAGAAGGAGGACTTATTAGGTAAAAGATATAGTATTGATGATGAAATTAAGAAAGTAAATCCTGATACGTTAAAAAAAGAAATAGACGTACTAACTAAAAAGGGTGTAACACTTAAAGAAACATTAGATGATATAACTGGACAAATAAAAGTTATACCTAAATTTTCATATGATGAGGATGTACATGAAGAATATCGTACAGAAGAAAAAACTTTATTGGTGGAAAAGAATGGTATTGAGTCTTCCATAAAAACAATAGAGAAACTAATTAAAGATTTAAAAGAGGGGGAAATCTGCCCTACCTGTAAAAGGGCTTTAGATGAGGTTGATCATAGTTCAGAAATCAAAGACAATGAAAAACTTTTAAAAGTTAAAGAAAAGGAATTAAAGACTATTGTCACAAAAATAGAAAAGATTTGTGACAAACTAACTAAAATTAGTGGAGAAAAAAAGAATTCTGATTTGTACGATAAATTAAGTATGTCTAAAGATAAAACTGAAATTGAAATCGATAGAATGAGAGTTGATTACAGAGAAAAAACATCCCTACTTAAAGACTATGAAAGAAACTTTGATTTCATTGAAGAAAATAGAAAGTTAGAAAGTAAAATTCTAGGTTATAATCAGTTAATTGAAACGTTAGAGTTAGAAAAAGACGGTATCAAATCCAACATTCAAAACAATGATAATGATATAAAGAATAAGGAAGAGAAGATTGTCGAAAACAACTCTTTAATTGAACAGATAAATAAAGAGGAGGTAGTACTTAAGATTTTTGAAGTATATAATAGAATGATAGGTAAAAATGGTATTTCTAAATTAGTTCTATCATCAGTTATACCAATCATTAATCACGAACTTAATAGATTGTTAGACGAAGTTTGTGATTTTGAAATACAATTGGAGATTAATGATAAAAATGAAGTAGACTTTATTCTAATTAAGAATGACATCATTAAGAAACTTAGAACGGGATCTGGGTTAGAAACCACATTAGCGTCATTGGCGTTAAGAAGTGTTTTAGGTAGAATATCCACATTACCAAAACCAAATGTGATAGTGTTTGATGAGGTATTAGGTAAGGTTGCAAATACTAATTTAGATCAAGTGAAGATATTTTTTGATAAGATTAAGAAGATGTACGAAATCATATTTTTGATTAGTCATAACCCAATAGTACAAGATTGGGCAGACAAAATTATCACTGTTGAAAAAAATAATGACATTTCTTCTTTGCAGATTAATTAATTTTTACTATCTTTGTCACAACAATAAAAAAAGAACGATTTTTGGGGGTATTTATAATAAAATAATATGGAGAGTACATTTTTAAAAAAGGTATGTTTAATTGGAATGGGGGACGTTAACGGTCTTAAAGAAGATTTAACTGTTTTATCTGAAAGTAGTGTTAACTTTGTTAGTGGTGAAGGATTAATAATAGCGACATTCCAAACTGCATTTTCAATTGCAGAATTAGAAGAACTATTAAAGATGAATGAACGATCCTTTATAATCTTTGAGATGACATTAGGGTTTTATTCTGCTAGTATTGCAAATAAAGAATTTCAGATGGCTTTATTTGGTGGTGAGATAGATAACAGTAAGACACCATATAATCTGATTGAGGAATCATTAAAACAAGTTAAAGAAAAAATTTTTAGTGGTAAATTTGATACTACAGAAAAATCATCTAATAAGAGTGACGAAGAACTACTTAATGAGGCATTAGAAAATGAAGATTATGAAACTGCAGCCAAATTAAGAGACTTAATAAATAAAAAACAAAAATAAATATATGTCAAACAAGTATCTAAATCCAAATGAGGATTGTATAAGCCTGTACATGAGAGATGTCAGGAAATCTGAAGTAATTACTGCTGAAAAAGAGGTGGAATTGGCAAAAAGAATTCAGAATGGGGATAACAAAGCGTTAGACGAATTAGTAAAGGCGAATCTTAGATTTGTAATTAAAATTGCTAAGGAGTATCAGAATCAAGGATTGGCTGCAGCAGATTTAATATCGGAGGGTAACTATGGTTTAATTACTGCAGCAAAAAAATTCGATCATACTAAAGGATTTAGATTTAACACATATGCAGTATGGTGGATTAAACAATCTATAATGCAGTCGTTGAATGATAATTCAAGAACAGTAAGATTACCTGGTAGTGTTATTAATAAACTTTCTAAAATCAGAAAGGAAACCGATATTTTTGAAAAAGAAAATCAAAGGGCTCCATATGATGATGAAGTGGAACAGATACATATACCATCATGTACTTCACTAAATACGACTATAAATGAAGATGGTGATGAGTTATTAACATTAGTTGAGGATAAAACATTTACTCGTCCAGATCAAATGGAGGATGAGGAAGAAATGTTGAGAAAAAATGAAATGAAAAGGGCGTTAAATGGTTTAAGTGAGAGAGAAATTGAAATAATTAATTGTTATTTCGGTATTAATGGTGAACCTATGACATTGGAAATGATAGGTGAGGAGGTAAGTTTAACCAAAGAAAGGGTTAGACAGATTAAAGAAACTGCCATTAGAAAAGTTAGGAATAATTTAGGTGGTATTTTTGATATATAAATCATAAAAAGTTAATAGCAACTGGGGGACAAATTGTCCCCCATTATCTTTTCTATTTACTATAAAATAAAAAATTATTATATTTATTAAAAAAATAATTATGAAAAATGTGATTGAATTTGTAAAAAAATATAAAGTGTATATATTGGCAACATTATGT